TATTCATACGATGACGCTTGTGGCTTCCCGCCACTCTGCTTGACAGGGTTAACAGGGTTAACCGCTTGTGTCAATCCCTGTTCAAGACGATCGATGCGGTTTTGCAGCTGATCTGCCCGCCGCTGCTCATCACGAAACTTGCTGTTGATTTCACGAATACGGTCCTGCGCCGTCAACTTCGGGCGGTCGGTTTTGACAGGCTCAACGGGTTCCGCTGGTTCCGCTGGTTCCGCCTCAACGGGTTCCGCCTCAACGGGTTCCGCTGGTTTTGCTTGCCCAACAGGCTCGCTGCCAAAGCCAAGGACTTCAATTTCCTGATCACTCATATGTTTCTTCCTCTTGTGGTTGGTCTTGCTTCATCAAATGGCCTATAGCCATTTCATTTATTCGGTCTTCCCGATCCGCGTCATACCGGGATATGTCCTCTTCGTGTCTGTCGGCTTCGCGGCCTCGTTTTTCCTCGTCCTGGTCCGCCGCATGAACCTTGCCCATAGTCTCCATGGACTGCCTGATCTCACGATCATCTGCTTTACTCTCGGCATCTATCATGCGCGCCGTTGCATCCGACCTTGCTTTGTCCGCCATGGCCATCAACTGGTGCGCTCGCGCTTCAGCTTCCGCCGCCTGAGCATTCAGCTTGCCAATTTCAGCTTCCTGGCGCATTCTCTGAATTTCAGCTGCCTGCGCAGCGGACGCCTGGCTTTGCTGCATTTGCTGCTGCACTTCGGGCGGCAAATCTGTTTCAGGAATGGTTCCGGGCGGCAACGACATTCTGAAGCGCCGCGCAAATTCTTCCGCTTTTGGCCAGTCCTGCGCTTCGGCAATCAAGTCCATTACGCCCGCCGCAACATTTGGCACAGCATTGACAAACGCCATCATCTGTTCGGCAGCTATTGCCCGTTTCGTAACAGACGCGGGGCCAGTTGTTACGGTCACGGCGTATTTGCCAAGCGTTATATCGCTTTCCGGGCTGCCCGGATCGTTGATCATCTCAAGCACTTGCTTATCGTCGCCACCAATGACCTTCACGATTCGCTGTGCGTCGTAAATATCCGGGATCATTTCATTGATCAACCTTGCGCAGCGTTCGTCCGCCAACCTTAGCCTGTCATGATAAATGAAGGTGCCAACGTCGGAGATTGACTGGCGCGCCTGTATCGCCTTGCCAGAAACCTCATTCGACTGCATCCCCATAGAAGCTTCGTGAATGTTCGACACGTCCCTGATGTCCTGAGACGCCATGTTTGCCTCGTTCAGCAGTCCCCCGTCAATCCCCGGCGGCTGCATGTAGACCGGCATGGTTCCGTCTGAATTGTAGATCAAAAGCGGGTCATCGCTCGTATTACTGGCGCGCCATTCTTTTTCCAGCCCTGTCACGGCTTCCCGCGTCGCCACCCATTTGTTGCGCGGCGCTGCAACCAGCTGCTCGGCCAACACCGAACGCCAATAATTATGCAGCCTTTGCGGGTCCTTCAAGAATCGCACCAGCCCCCAGCGCTCAGTCCTCTGACCAACACGCAGCTCCCAGCCCGGCACCCTGAATATCGGCAAAGACGATATATTGTAGTCATACGGGCCTTCAAGCACGTCCTTGCCCGAGCATACATACATACGTGCAAATTTCTTTGGTACGACACGCACATAAGGCGTCCCGTCTCCTCGCACCTGTACGCCGCCCATCCATTGCGCTTCGTCCATGTCTGACACGTCCAGCGTCCTGCCATCCTGCATAAGCGCCAAGGTCTTTTCACCCTCGACTACCATACGCCAGTAAGACGCAATCCGCACTGTATCTTGTGTGTACCACTGCGAGCTATTACCAAATTCGGTTCCGGCCACCGACGCGGGCGTCATGTCTTTCCATTTTCTCTTGAAGTCTTCCCTTGGGATGTCGTCGCAGACAAAACCCCATACCGCATCGCCACCTGATGGCTCGACGCTCATGGGATCGAGCACAACTGAAAACGGGTCCGCAACGGCGTTCACTCTCAGCTCCTGATCAAATACATCGTCGCCCGCGTAATCCACGCCCAAGCAAAACCAGCCGATGCCGCAAATGGCCTGGTATTTCAGCGCCTCATCCCGCGCCAGGTCGGCACTGCTGTTTTTGTAGATCGACCGGATCAAGCCCTCCCGAAGTCGTGCCACCGCCTTGAAGCCTCCGGCTTCGGGCTGTACCCTTATTTCAGTCTCGTTCATCAACCGATTGTTGACGACCTGAGCCACCAGCGCCACCAGCTTGTTAACCGTAATGACTGGCTTTCTGGCCTTCAGCCGGCGCTCCTTGACAACAGAATCCCATTGATCCCCCGCCACGAACTTCAAATCTTCATCAGCGGGCGTGCGGTTATGGCTATCGGCGCTCACGCCTACGTTAAACCGCTCATGCATCTCTTTCATGAAAGCTTCGACGGTTTCAAATCCGGCTATTTTTTCGACCTTGCCTTTGGTCTTGCCTTCAGTCCTGCCTTCAACCTCGACCTTGACAGCATCATCGCCTACAACTATTTCACGCCATCCAGCCATGTTCTGCTCCTATGCTATCGTCGCTGCTTACCACAACTGCCTCCCCTACTGCAAATCCCCCGCCCGACTTTCCCTTGTTCCATGAGCCAAACCACTCGTTTATGGAAAATGTCAGGGCCAAGGCGTCACTCAAATCAGGCGACCTTACGCCCCGCGCTTTCATGTCGGACTTACTTTCAAGCAGCCAATCGTTGTTGGACCGATATTTTATTTTGGTTGCTGACAGGTCCGACGCCAAAGCGTCGCAGTCAGGCAATCCTCCCCCTTCCAGCATCCATTCCCGCATTCGCCCATATATTTCGGCTCGAACATTCACGGGGCCAGCTTTACCGGGCAGCGCTTTCTTTTTCTGCGACGTGCCACCAAAATCTATCCCGCGCACGATTTCCCCATATGACTGTTTTACGCCCCGTAACCCGCTGATGATTGCCGCACCCATCGACCCCCTGTCAATGCACATGCGCGCTGGCTTATCCTCGTCGAGTATGCTCGATAGCCACGCTATGGCGTCGTTATGCTCCAGCTTCGAGCGCCACACCACCTTTTCGCACCAGTCGCCCCGTCTGTACGCCACAGCAAACCTGTCGCCCCCGGCTCCGGCACAGTCAACTCCCAACACAAGCGGAGCATCTTTCACTACCGCAGTCCTCCCTCGGGCTTTCATCACCAGCGACGGATGGATGAACAGGTCGGCAACATCCGTCGCTGAAAAGGCTTCCACCACGTTGCACGGATATTCCTGCATGAACCTTGCACTTCCGCCAAGCTCCTGTATCTTCTCCCGGCGCCAAAGCATCTGACCGTCGTCCAGTCCATGCATCAATGCGTAGTCGCTCTCGCTTATCTCATCTGCGGCAGCCGCTTCGCGCGCCGTATACTCCCCGGCTGCGCTGTACTCGGTTGACGCTTTCCATGGCACAAACACCGCCCTATAGCGCCCCTTTCCGCTCATTGCATCCATATATCGTCTGTAGAATTCTCCGGCTGGCCCGGACGATGTGCTTTCAAGAAATATCTCACTTGGCGCTTTCACCCAGCCCGATATCTCTCCTACGCCAATCTCAAAAGGCAGCGCCTCCTCCGGTACCTTCCACAATATGCCCCACACCCCTCTGACTTCATCAACCGCCTGAACCGACGAAGCAAAATGGTCCGACGCGTTTGTCCAATACCCTACTTCAGAGCCATGGAAGTAAGATATTGCGCCGCCGCGCCCGCCAGCTTTTTGTCCTGCTGTAGCCACAGCGTAAGAAGAGCCCCTTTTAACGAACTCAAGCTCTTTGGCGTTGTCAGTCCCCACGGCGGGCGGGAACGGATGATTATCCTGCATCAACGCCACCATGTCAAACAGTACGCCTGAGCCAGACATCTCATGGGCCAGGATATACACCCGCTGCAAATCCCACAACGTCGCCCGCCAATAGCCCCGTACCCCCACATATGTGCTAAATCCTTGCCGACGCCCCTTCAAGCCAATCAAGCGGACCCACTTTTCTTCCCACAACATGATTTCTGCCGCATCATGCAATATTTCCTGCGCCTGATTCAGCTCCAGCGATATCAATACACCTTCTTTTGATCTGATCTTTACTACGTCCCGGCAAAACAGCCTGAAGTCAGACTTCCATTGCGCTACTTTAAGCGTCAACCACCTGATTCGCACTTCGTTGGCCGGTATGCCGTACTGCGCCGCTATTTTGTCCGCATCAAAGCTTTGACGAGTCATAAATCCCAAGTGGCTCGTGCTGGAGCAACGGTTTCAATGGTTTCAATGGTTTCAATGGTTTCAATGGTTTCAATGTTGCGGGGGCCAGAGGCGGAAAGATCGCTTCGTGAGCGGGACTCCAGTCGCCCTATGGCGTCGTCAATTGAAATGGTCAGGCTGTTATCAACCTGTACAGACTTGCCAATCATCTTGCTGAACACCTTGGTGTAGTAGTCCGTGGGGTTCTCGTCCGCCCACAGGGCCAAGCGTTCCTGCCCGCCGATCTGCTCGAAGGCGGAAAGCACAAGAGCGCCAGCATACCGGCCCACGTGCTGATACTGCTCAGCCGATATGGAAGGTATCGAAGCCAAGAGGGCGGAAGAGCGATTGCGGGCCGACATTTGAGACATACCAAAGACAGTAGCAGCCAGTGGACAAGTATACAAGAGGGCCAGAAAACCAGAAAATCAGATATTTTTGAATGTGGAAAATCAGAAAATCAGAAAATCAGAAAATCAGAAAACCAGAAAATCAGAAAATCAGAAAATCAGAAAATTAAAAAATCAAATATTTTTGAGTGTGGTGTCCAGACGCTGAACTTCCCAACTCTCTCGAACCTACCCCCCTCCCCTCGAAAAATTCAACCGTCAATATCTTGGCACGCTTTTTGCACGCTGGCGACGGGGCGGGGCGGCGTGCTTCTTGCATGGCCTATGACATGGTTAGCATATCATTACGCCTCGCGCCGGATCATTACGCTTCTTGCATGGCCTATGACATGGTTAGCATATCATTGCGCTTCTTGCATGGCCTATGACATGGTTAGCATATCATTGCGCTTCTTGCATGGCCTATGACATGGT